CAGGTTCTATGTCCGAAAATATTAACAATACAGTCAAACAGTTAATTAATCTAACACTCTTTTGCAAGAAGGTTAATATTCCTTTTGATGTATATGCCTTTTCGTCCGAATACAACGACAATGATTGGTTGAAAGAAACTTGGAAAGAAGGTAATATTTACCTAGACAAATGTAATTTGTTAAACATTCTTTCCAGTAAAATGTCTGCATCTGAATATTCATATGCTTGTAGTGCATTATTGTATATGACTAGTGGTCATCATAGATTGGATTGGTTCTGCCTTGGTGGCACTCCACTCAATGAAGCAATTATTGCTGCTATGGAAATTATTCCAGAATTCAAAAAACAATATAAGTTACAACTTGTTAATACTGTGTTCCTAACTGATGGTGAAGGACATGGCGGTAATATGGTGTATCGTAATCTACCAGTAGAAAGTATTCCATTCAATGATGCGGTAACACATAATGCTGAAGAACAACTTGTACCTATGAGAGGTTTGACCAGACAGAGATATGGTTCTTGCAATGAGATATATGTTATCCGTGATCCTAAAACAAAGAATCAGGTTATATTAAATGAAGGTTCTGGCCAAGAAAAAATTACTGGTGCATTTCTCAAGTTATTAAAACAGAGAACAGGATGTAATGTGGTGGGCTTCTATATATTATCATCCAGAGATTTTAGAAACGCAATCTGGAGATACTTTCCAAAGTTATCAAATACTGAGTTATTGAGGTCAGAGTTCCGTAAAAATAACTTTGCTGTTTCTATCAATGCTGGATATGACGAATACTATTTCATTCGCACAGAAGGTATGAATACGGATGATGAAGTAGAACTTGAAGTAAAAGAAAATGCGACCACCCGTGGACTTGTATCAGCATTTAGTAAGTACACAAAAGGTCGTTTGACTAACCGTGTAGTATTGAATCGTTTTATAGGAATGATAGCATGAAAGATATAGCAACTTTTATAGGTGGTGCAGGACAACTGATGGCCGTAATATATGAAGCTGAAGATAAATCATATTACAAAGTGAATTATGGAACATCACGATATCCATATTCATTCAGTAAGGTGTTTATGGATGAATCAGAAGCCACCAACTTTGCAACAGAATATACAGATAGAGGAAACAAACCAGTTTTACTGGAAGAATAATTATGGATGATAAGGTGAAAGAAGTATTATTGATTACTCAGGAGGAGTGCGCTGAAGTAACTCAAGCAATTTCCAAAGTATTCCGATTTGGACTTAATGAACGCTGGCCTGAACCTATTAACCCAACAAACAAAGAACGGCTTGAAGAAGAAGTCGGTGATTTGCTTTGTATGATTGATATTATGGTAGAGAATGGAATTATATCTGATGAGAACCTTAATAAAGCAAGAAATAATAAACGCCAAAAACTAAAAACTTGGTCAAGTATATTTAAATAATGGATTTACATCAACTTATATTATTTCTAACCAAAGTATATGTGTGGACTCCGCAAGATAGTCCTATGCGCCAGGAAATCCAAAATGTTTTGAATCACTTGAAAGCACAAAGACAATGATGAATGTATTGGTAACTGGACATAAAGGTTATATTGGTCAACACCTATGTAAGATGATTAGGCAGAGTAGACCTGAGATTAATCTATTTGGTTTAGATAAATGTGGAACTGCAGAAGATAGACAAGACATTTGCCAGAGATTCTATTCTGATATGGTATTCAACACAGTCATTCATTTGGCTGCCAGAGTCCGTGTTGGAGAGTCCGTAAACAAACCAACACTATACTATGACACAAATATTAATGGTACACTCAATATACTAGACTGTGTTAATTATCACAACTTTGTATTTGCTTCCACAGGAGCCGCCAGTAATCCATCTTCTCCTTATGGATATTCTAAAAGAGTCGCAGAAGATATTGTGGCAGAGAAGTGCTACGATTATACAGTCTTTAGGTTCTACAATGTAACTGGTACTGACGGATTTCCCGCCACCAATCCTGATGGATTATTTTATAATCTTGCTGAAGCGACCAGAACTGGAGAGTTTAATCTTTATGGTACTGACTATGATACTAAAGATGGTACCTGCGTGAGAGAGTATGTCCATGTAAATGATATTTGTGAGTCCTTAATAAGAGCAATAGACGAACCGGCAAACGGTATTGAAAACCTTGCTTATGGAGACACCAGAACTACCAGAGAAATCATAGATACATTCAAAGAAGTGAATAACGTAGACTTCAAAGTGAATGAGTTACCTAGGAGGCCAGGTGACTTGGTGGCCTGTCACCTAGATAAACCATCCAGATATATGGTGCAGAGATACAGCTATGAAGAAATGCTCAAGCTTTACTGATAAAAGTAACCAGTAGCTTTCTTATCAAAATATTCTCTTTGATATTTTTCTACATCGGCTGCACAAGTTGGTGACTTTGATGAGATATATAGATCCAAAGATGTTTTAAAATTTGTGCTGAATAATTGGTTCAATAGTTTAATTAATTTCATTGCTTTTCCTAAAGGTTGAAGTTATTGGTTTTTTGGTTGTTTTTGGTTCTAGTTATAATCTGTAAATTATTTTCTACATGGAGTCCACACACTAAAGGATGTCTTTTTGGTATTATGTGATCCACTTCATGTTTTATACCGGTTTGTTCTGTTAATTCTTTAGCTGTAGAATATATTTCTTTAATCGTAGTTTTATTTGCCCAAACAGGTGTGATGATTTTATCAATGTATATACAATTTCTAACATTACGCCAATCTGTGGTGGTGAACGCAGGAATATTAAAGTATTCTATCGCTGTTTTGTTATTCCTTGGAGGTTTCTCTGCTGGCATAGGACTAGAAGTTCCTATATTCCTTTCTTTCCTAATTTTTCTAGGAAGTTTAGGACCAACAAATACTCTTTTGAACTTGGCATATTCTCTACTATTCATATATCTATTTAGTATAAATCTAAGTAGAAACGATAGGTATCTCATCCTATGAAACAAACCATACTCACTATTGCCGTTATCGTCTTTGTGTATGGTTATCTTTCCGATTCAGATTACCATAATATGGTTGACAAGCCTAAAAAATCCGTGTATACTTGTAGTCAGATAGATAATCTGTCTATGGGTGGCTGGCATCCAGACATTCCAAAAATTGAATTTGACCGTTGTAATTACCTTAAAGAGAAAGCGAAACAAGACCATGCTCGTACCAATCAAATCTAAAGTCCTTATTGAACTCATTGAAAAAGATAAAGAAACCCAATCAGGTATTCTACTATTTAATCCTGACCGTGAAGAACCAAACAAGGCCAAAGTAATTGCTATTGGTGATAAAGTCCAAGATGTTCAAGTTGGTGACACCGTTCTTCCTAATTGGAATCAAGCCATCGAGACCAAGTATGATAAAGACCACAAATACTATATCATTGATGAAGAAGGTATTGTTTTGGTGTTTAATTAAAAAATGGCAAGTAGTTATTGGAAGTGGAAGAAAGCTATTCCATCAAAAATATGTAATGCTTTATTAGAAGATTTAACTGATAAAGCATTTTTTAAATCTTTAATTGGTGAAAAGAAAAGAGAAGAAGGAATAAGAAACAATCATATTCATTTTCTATCCGTCAATCATTGGTTTGAAGGAATATTATATAACCATGTGAGGTATGCAAATCAGAGCGCCAAGTGGGAATATGATATTAACAATATAGAAAATATTCAAATATCCAAATATGATGAAAATGAATATTATGATTGGCACAGAGATTCATTTTTGGTTATACCAGAATTTAGGATACATAGAAAATTATCTATTGTAGTTCAGCTCAATGATCCATCAGAATATGAAGGTGGTGGACTTGAACTAGAGTTTGATGATACACCAACTGATCCAAAAATCATTAGTGTTCTTTCGAATCAAGGAGATATAGTTGTATTTCCATCTGTCATCAAGCATCGTGCCGTTAAAGTAACCAAAGGAATCAGATACTCGGCTACCGGTTGGGTATCTGGTCCTAATTTTAAATAGTTTTGCGCAACACTTAATCCTTTTGGAAGGCATCCGGCGCTCATGAACCTACAACTAGAAATACAATTCTTCTGGCCACTCACAGAACAGATACCGTTAGACTTAGATTATACCGAATGTAATCAACCGAAATACTATGTGCCAGTTGAATACTCCACGCCAGTCGGAACAGTATATACAATTATCAATCGACAATGAGATACTGGTTAGAATTTACTTTGTTCTATACACTATGCATACTGTCCATTCCCATGACACCGTTCATATTTCTATGGGTAGTGTATATGAGAGCCTCAGAGGATTATCAGAATAAACTAAAAGTACCTAAAGGAGAATAATAATGGATGAAATGGACTTAGTAAAGAAAACATTACTTGAACAAGAAGAAACCATCATTAACCTCAGAGCGGATGTAACATTACTCACAGAGATTATTCGAGACCTAGAAGGTAAGAACAGAGGCTTAGAGAATTCCCGTAACTTTATTATGAATGTATTGAAACAATAATATGAATAAAAAACTTTATAGTAAATCCTCAGAAGCTATCTTTAGGAATCCTTTTGATCCTATTAACTATGCTAGTAGGAATATATACACATTTAATTTTGGAGATACAGACATACACCTCATCTCTTTAATAGAATCTATAAAACCCACTACAATATTAGATTATGGTTGTGGACAGGGTAATGCTGTCAAACAATATAGTGCCTTGTGCCCTCATATAGACATACAAGGATATGATCCGTTTTATTCAGAGTACGAGAAATACCCAGAATCACAGTATGACCTAGTTGTTTCATATAATGCAATTAATAACATTGAAGATGAGTATTTCGATGAGGCTATAGAGGACCTTCAGAGTATGTGTAATAAGATTTTACTAGTGTCATTGATAATAGAATCTCATAGAACATATGAATGGTACAAAGAAAAGTTTAAAAATTTCAAAATGGTGTATGAGAATTTTAATACTTTCTTTTCTGATAGTAATAATCATGTTTCTGGTGGTAGAAAATGCAATGTAATCCAATATCAATTCTTAGCCGTTATCAAACCTTCTGTGTAAAACAATGGTACTAAAGAAACACGAATTATCTACTGCTTATTGGTGTGATGAGAAAGACCAATGGGTTGTAGGCACGAAGAAAGAGTACCAATGGGTTACTGAGAAATCCTCAGAACAATCTCCGTGGATGAATCTGGATGATGCTTTACTCTGGATCATTCGGCGGGACCAGGAAAAAAATTAGGAATCTCTGGTTCTCCTGGAAAAAATTTCGAAATCCTTCAAAAAATAGCCAGCGAAAAAAGTTACTGAACTCTTGGTTTGACCTACCAAGGCTTTTTTATTATACTGCTCTTCCAGAGCTTTAAGTGGCAGTACTCTCCGACTAGCCAGCCTGTACAGTCTTACCACCTCTGCCTCTCCTCTGAGCACCCCAGAGCACCCTTCAATACAAATACCACAATCTGTTGTTTCCATACAACACAAAAATACAACAAAGCCCAAAATAGTGGCAAATAAAGCTTTACAATCCTGCCAATCCATGTATAATAGGTTCTATAGTGATTAACAACCGAAAGGAAATAAAATGAGAAAAATGGTAAATATAGAATTCGCTAATCGTATGAGCAAGGATAATGCACTAGTAGCAATGCACCAATCCGCTTCAATGGGCGCCACTAAATGGGTCAATAAAGATATCCGTGCGGCTGCTTCTACTGGTGACTGGTCGGAGCTTCTCAAGAAAGCAGAGCGGTCAACAAAATATTTCCGTAATACATTTTATCGTTAATCGTTGTTTTTATACAACAAACTGGTTGACTTATTTACCAATACCTGTATAATGGATTTTATAGTAGTTAAACGAAGTTAAACAATTTAAAAGAAAAGGAATTATATGTTTACATTTGCTTGTGGTTCAATCGAAGGCCTTACACTTAATCAAAAGCGTGAGACCCTAACAGCGTTAAAAAAGTCCATCTCCATGGAGCTGGCAGAGCGTCGCAATCTCAAAGCAGTAGAAAAAGAGCAGAAAGCTTTTAATGCCGCAATGAAGCGTGAGTTAGCAATTTCAAGAGCTCAGGCTCGATTACAGAAGCTTTTAGATAAAGCTTCTCCTGTTGGCAAGAAAGCTATCAAGGCGAATAAAAAGCCTTCAGCTTGCACAGTAATTCAGCAAGAGGCAGTAGAAGCAAACGCTATCGCTTTGAAATTTGCTGCTAAGAAGCGTAGCGCTTAAGAGAGCGGCCGCCACTAGCCCTAAGGTGGCAAGGTGTTGTTTAATTACAACACCATTTTAAATAATTCTTGCCATTTTTGCGAGAGTCCTTTAAAATGGTATGTATAAATTGAGAAAAGGAAATAAATGAACAGAAGCGCAGATAGTAAATTGTTGAAAAAATTAATAGAATTAGGCTACACCGATCCATCGGAAGCTTACCACGCAATTGCCAAGTATTTGGTAACTGGTAAAATCGTTAAACCTACTAAAGGAAAAGTATGAAATTATTGTCCACAGGTAATCCAAAGGTACTGAAAGGTATCAAGCAAGGTTATAACACCTATATCCTCCATTTGGCACCCGCCAGGCTTTCTGGTCATGAGGTATGTCCAAAGCGGACTGTAGGTTGTACTGATAGCTGCTTGAATACAGCTGGTCGTGGTGGTATGTTCAAGCGTGGTGAGGTAACGAATGTAATCCAAGAGGCACGCATTCGTAAAACCAAATTATTCTTTGCTGACCGTGATGGCTTCATGGAGTTATTAGTAAAGGATATTCAGCTGGCTATTAAGCAGTCTGAGCGCCTTGGTCTAATACCTGTATTCCGCTTAAATGGTACTAGTGACCTCTCATGGGAAAAATACTCTGTAGATGCTTTTATCAATAGCTCTGGCAAATTGGTATTCCCTGCCAATATCTTCGAGAGGTTCCCTAATGTCCAATTCTATGATTACACCAAGGTGCTTGGTCGTAAGGTACAAGGTATCAGTAATTACCACCTTACCTTTAGTGCCGCAGATGGTAATGATGGTGATGTAACCAAGGCAATTTCACAAGGTTACAATATTGCCACAGTATTCGGTATTAAGAAAACCGTACCGATGCCTGAATTGTACTTAGGCACCCCAGTCTACAATGGCGATGAGAGCGACCTACGCTTTCTGGATCCAAAAGGTGTTATAGTAGGGCTGTACGCCAAAGGTAAAGCTAAGAAGGATACTAGTGGCTTTGTGAAATATCCTACTATCAGCTTGAAGATTGCCGCATAAGCCGCTGTTGTTTTTATACAACAAAGTGGCAAATAATTCTTGACATTTTTACCAATACCTGTATAATGGTCGTATCAGTTAAAGAAAAGGAAAAAATATGTTAAAACATGAAAACAAAGCAGTAAAAGGTGATATAATTCGTTCGTATGATTTTGCTCCAATGGCAGGTCGTGGCGATTGTTATGTAGAAGGAAAAGTAATCGATGCAGTTTGTAATGAACCCGGCTACAAGTGTTATAAGATAGAAATCACGGCCGATAAATTCGATGCAGACGTTGAGACAGAGCAAAACCGTGATAATCGTATTGGCGCCCAAATGTATGTGCCGTATGAGGTAAGCTTTCATGAGTATGATTTTAGAGTGATTAATCTAGGTAAATTTATTAATCGCAAGAGGTAGTACCGAGGTGTTGTTTTAATACAACACCATTATACAGGACGCTTGCCATTTTGTAGGACTCCTGTATAATGGTAGTTATAGTAGTGATAAAGATTAATTGTTTATCAGAGGCAACCTGTCGGGTATAAGTCCTCTGCTTTTTTAAGGAGTAGTATGGGTCAGTTTAGTGAATTTGATTATGCAGTAGGTGATTACTGTAGGCATTTAGAAGCGGATCACAATGAGAGCTTTGGTAATATTCCTTATATGTTCGTGTATGAGGTAGGTAGGAAGTATGTGAAAATTATTATGTGTCGTACCAGTTATCCTAGTGAGGATCGCTCTTCACATAGTTGGATTGTTATTGGCGACCAAGGTAAGTTTAAGCATGGTGATATACTGAAGTCAGCTACATGGAAGGCACCCGCCAAGAATTTTGCTAGAGGTAATGTATTGACGGGTAATTTTAAACACATTAGATGGGCGGGAATATGAATAAGAAATGGTACACAGATTTATTGTTGCAGTATTACCAGACTTACGGACGCACAGTTGGCCAAAGAGCAGTATTCGCTCGGGTACCAATGTCCAAGTATGATGAATTTAAAGCCTTGTTTGGCAATAAGTTTAGGTTGAGGTATCGTGGTCCTAGAGCTCATCGTATCGCTCGAGGTAGGTCTCATTCACTTGCTCAGTCCACTTGCTTGAAGGTAGATGCCACCCACTTCTCTGCTTATATGCAGTAGTTGTGTGGAAACAACACTACACTTGCCATCCTACCATAACTGTAGTATAATGGTGGTGTAGTAGAGGTATTTTTTGATTAACAATAGG